GGATAGTCCTATAACAAATGAAAGCGAGGAAAGAAATGATACCAAATACACAATTTAAGATTACATACTTTGCAGTTAAGCATGGTAAGTATATAACTAGAAAAGCAACATGGACTGATCAATGTAAATATTTCACAAGTAAAGTCGGCAATCAAATGATGACTTACTTTGATATGGACAAGCAAGGATATAGAACTTGTAAGGGCAGTTGGACTGTGAGTTATTAATGACACAATTAAATGATGAACACTTTGAAGTAATAGAAAAAAACAAAGTTGAACGATATGAACGACAGAAACTAACTTACTTAGAGGACAGAATTAAGACTTTAGAAACTGCAATAGAAAGCCATGCCAAAATTTTGGCAAGGTTTCAAATGACTGAGGACAAATCATGAGTGAATATAATTGGTGCCATGGACCAACGTGCCACAAATCTCACACGCAAGATAGAATACGTGGTGTCAAGGGTAGCAAGGTTCTAAGGACTAAGAAAGTTGCACAGACTCAATGGAATAGTGGAGAGAGAACAAGTATGTATTCTTATTTCTGTAGTCAAGGTTGTTACAATGACTTTGCAAATACATATGTAAGAGAGGTCATTGCATTACACCCAAGGACCGAGGCTCTTGAAACACCTATTGATGTAGTTAGGGAACAGACAACAGATTGGAGAGGCAATCCTTATATGCAAACTAAGATATTAACAGTTGACAACAATGGTGGATAGTGTAGGATAACTATATTAACTTATACAGGAGAAAACATGACACAACAAAAAACAATCGCAGGCACAATGATGCAAAGTGGTTACACGTTCCAACAAGAACAGTTACTACATGCATTAGAGAACCAAGTTAAGACAGGTATGTTGATGTGCAATCCAAGAGTGACAGGCTTTACATCATTTGCAAAAGCTGTGCTTAATTTCATAGACGATAAGAAAGCGCCAAGAACTAAAAAGAACTTATACAATTACTTGGTTGCTAATGGATATTACAGAGATATGCACTCGTTTACTTGGAGCGACAGATAACAATTGACAGCCTATCCTATCAATGATAGGATAGGCTATATTAATCAATACAGGAGAAATACACATGACAAAATATACATCGAAGATGGACCTAACTAAAGAGATCAAAGAGGAATACCAACCTGGTGGATCTCAACGACAGTACATCTTAGACAAAGCAGTTGAGTACATTAGAGACGTGCCAGGCTTACAACAAGCCAAGCATTATTTCTGTACTAACAATCTTATGATGACTGAGACTGAGTATCTTGAGGCATTGAACAAGGCGGCCGGTGGTGGAGTTGTTAACTCTGCATTGTGGAACGTAAACTAACACTTGACAGCCTATCCTATTAATGATAGGATAGGCTATAACAAACATACAGGAGAAATACACATGGACACAATGATCAAAGCAACTAACCCTTACTCGAATGAGTCAACGATGTTAACACCAACAGAACACAAGTTATACATTGAGATCAAGCAAGCTGAGTTCGATGAGGATTACAATGCAATGCAAAAGAAATTGTCTAAGTTCAGTAGACTGAATGCAAAAGCATTCATGGTACTACTAGACTAACCGAGTACCAACTGTGTGGTCCTGTAGGACCACACTCACACACTCACAGGTTGTGCGGCCGCGCTCGCATTCAATAGAGGTACCAGACCCAATCTCAACGTAGCATAGACCATCGACCCCCTATACCCCTTATCTATAAAAGGGGTCCCAATACTTAGTATATATTGCTTGTTTTAGACAGATAAGGCTGTTAAATTCGTTATGAACATCTAATTGATGCAAAAAAAATTATAAAAAATTTTTATGGATATAATAAACCAAGTAGACATTAGTAAATTACCTGCTGATGTAAGAAAAGAATTTAAAACGTTGCAGGTAATGCACGCAGAGAAAAAAATTAGAAACAAAGCTAGAGAAGACTTCATGTCTTTTGTTAAATGCGTATGGCCCGAGTTTGTTGAAGGGTCTCACCACAGACACATAGCTAAAAAATTTAATGACCTTGCAAGTGGTAAAATAAATAGACTAATTATAAACATGCCGCCTAGGCATACTAAGTCTGAGTTTGCATCATTTCTATTACCCGCCTGGATGGTGGGCCGTAATCCAAAGTTAAAGATAATCCAAGCTACTCACACAGGTGAGCTTGCTGTTCGTTTTGGTCGTAAGGCTAAGACTCTAATTGATAGTGATGAATACCATAAGATATTTGAAACAAGATTAAGAGAAGACAGTCAAGCCGCTGGGAGGTGGGAAACAGCACAAGGCGGCGAATATTTCGCTGCAGGTGTCGGTGGAGCAATTACTGGACGGGGTGCTGACTTATTAATAATTGATGATCCGCATTCGGAACAGGATGCGATGTCTGCGACCGCGATGGAGTCTGCTTACGAGTGGTACACATCCGGTCCACGTCAACGTTTACAACCTGGTGGAAAAATAATTGTGGTAATGACACGTTGGTCTACTAAAGACTTAACAGGTAAATTACTTGCTCACCAAAAAGAAGCAAAGTCAGACAAGTGGGACGTGGTCGAATTTCCAGCGCTCTTGGATACCGGAACAAAAAAAGAAAGACCCGTGTGGCCTGAGTATTGGAAGATGTCAGAATTAGAAATTGTTAAAGCTACACTACCGGTTGGTAAATGGAACGCACAATGGATGCAACAACCTACATCTGAAGAAGGTGCAATTATTAAACGTGAATGGTGGCGTAGATGGAAACATGATTGGATACCCGATTTACACCATGTAATACAATCTTATGATACAGCATTTCTTAAAAAGGAGACTGCTGACTTTAGTGCTATAACTACATGGGGTGTATTCTATCCAGATAACGATTCTGGGCCAAATTTAATGCTATTAGACTCTGTTAAACAACGTTTAGAGTTTCCAGAACTAAGACGTAAAGCTCTTGAGCAATATAAGTATTGGAACCCTGAGACGGTAATTATAGAAGGAAAAGCCTCTGGGATGCCTTTGACCTATGAATTAAGACAGATGAATATTCCAGTTGTTAACTTTACACCGAGCCGAGGAAATGATAAGCATGCAAGAGTAAATACATGTGCACCATTATTTGAGTCTGGAATGATCTGGGCTCCTGAACAAAATTTTGCAGATGAAGTTATAGAAGAATGCGCAGCATTCCCACATGGCGATCATGATGACTTAGTTGATAGTACAACCCAAGCTGTTATGCGATTCAGACAAGGCGGCTTTGTCCAACACCCTGAAGATTATGTAGACGAAGAACCCACAGAGCATAAAGCAAAGGTATATTATTAAATGGACGAGATCATAAGAATGTTATTGAGTATGGGTAAAACCAAAGAAGAGATTGCTGAATTTGTAGGTAAAGAAATGCCTGCAGGTGGCGTGGATAACGTTGCATCAAATGTTTTAAAACCTATAACTAGAAAAGTTGCAGGTGATTTCCCGCTTATTGGATCACGGATCACGGACCCTACACAAGCAGGACAATTTGGTAAATACAATATTCAAGCATTAGACCCTACAGATAGATATTCATTAATTAGACAATCTTTTGAAGATCAAAAACTTAACTGGCAAAAAACTTTAGAATTTATTAGAGAAGGTGGTTACAGTTTAAGTGCTTTACAAAAACAAAATTTAAATTTTAATCTAGGTGTATTACAAAAATCAAAAGTTGTTATGAAAGATTTAACCAAAGGTTTAACAAACGAAGGACAAAACGTAGAAGAAATTTATCAAGCGTTTGTTAAAAACAAAAGATTCTTAGGTAATGAAAAAACAGGATTAAGTGGTGAAGCTAATGAGATTTTAGATTTTATAGAAAAAGCTAGAGGTAAAGGAGATGACCTTACAAAAACTACAAAAAGCCAAGAACAAATTTTAAAAGATCAAAAAGCTGCAAATGATGAAAGAATGAAAAGATTATATGAAGGCAGAGCTTATGAAGGTGATGTTGGAATGTATAGAGCAATAGGAGGTTATCATTTGCCCAAGCTCCATGAAGCAGGGATCATTAACCTTGACCCTAAAATTTATGAAGCAATAAAAGCAGGTAGATATCACCATGGTGGTGCAGAGTTCTTTGCTCCTGATCCTAACAGAGTTTTACAATACCACTTTGGTTCAAAAATATTTGACGATCTAGATAAAGCAATTGAAGAAGCAGCATTAAAGGGTGGAGACATTGCTCTTAAAGGACCAGAAGGTATGATTAAATTTTTAAAAGATAATGACTACTTACCATTTAAAGTAAATGGACCAGCAAATGCTTTAGACTATATGAAACCAGATGAATTACTTGAACGTGTTCAAGAATTAGATAAAGCAACTGAATCAATTAAAAAAGGAGATAATTCTTTCTTTAAAACACCTGATGCAATTATGGGAAGAGTTATGGAAAATGCTAATGATAAAAAGTTATATCTTGAATCATTTAAAAGAATACACCCTGAGAAATTTAAACTGTATGAGAAAAGACAATCGGAAGAGCCTTTCTTTGCACTAGGGGATGTTGGTCAATCTGATCCTTTTGTTGATTTATCTGATTTAACCTTTCCTAAAGATAAAGCTGATCTACTTAAGTTTCC